AAATATAATACATTCAAAAACATAAATAATTTTAAATAAAGGAAAAATAATATATTTAAAATTAAAAATATATTATATATGTAAATAGGTCTAAAAATGCTTATTTCTCAGGGATTAATTGTTTCTTTATTAATGGTTGCCACAATTGATTTTAAGTTTAAATATTTTTTACATTTTTCAGCGTCTGATAACTTAAAAAATTCTCCACGCACACACAAAGTATTAATATTTTCATTAAAATACTGAGAGGACCTGAGTTCTTTTAAAGTAATCATATTAATTAATTATAAGTGATGAACGTGTCAGTATTAACAAATTATTTCAATTTTTCCAATAGTAAAAAATTAATCCCTGACATGTCACGAATATTTGGTCGTAATGAAGGAGCTATTATTTCTCTAAAAACAATGGTAAATGAGGGTTCAATTAATAAAAATGATTTGAATGATGATATTTATAATAAAGTATATTCAAATTAATGTTATTCACTGTTAGATTCTGTATATTATCCTTCAGACCAACAATTTTTATTAGATTCTTGTTTTAAATATCTAGTATAATCAAAAGAATATTGTAAAATAACGTCGAAAACATAAAAAGCTGCGATTGGTTTATATTCTTCATACTTTGTCATAAATTTTAGTTCATTGAATTCTCCGTTGGGAAAATTTGATTTTTCGCATCTTCTGTTATTAATACAATCTTCTATTTTTACAGTTCCTTTATTAATTTCTTTGGCATGAGCCGGACAAGGTATAAAAAATTGAAAATTATTTATAATATCTATAGTTTAAATATTATAAATAAAAACAATGAAAATAATTAAAGATTGTAAAAAAGATGGTAAAATGACGTTACATTTAAGTTGGAATGTAGGAAAAAATCCGTTGGAAGATGCCGGTAATTGGATTAATTCAAAAAAAAATATATTAACAGAAGATGAATTTAATAAAATATTGATACCCGAAAATGTTGGTACAAATATAAGATATTTAGTATTACCCATTCATCGATTTGATAAAACAAATGAAGTAATAATACTTGAAAATTGTGAATATACGACCAAAGAATTATTGATGTTAATTTATAAATTTTATAATGAAAAAGAATTAACATATCAAGAATTAAAAAGAATAGATGACGATGATGTTCATGACTACGTAAATAATGCATGTAAAAATATGAAAGAATTGAACAAAAATGCAAAATATATTGATATTATTGGCGGAAACTATTATTTTGAATTTATTCTTGAAACCGTAGATAACGCAAATGATGTGCAATATACATTGTTTCTTGGTAGTTAATTTTTTATAATTGTATACTATAATGTATTAACAATTATGTATTATAATGTATTATTAATTATGTATTATAAGTTATATTATCCCCAAAAAAATTGATTTAAAAATATGTAGTTATAGAAATAATATATAATTATTAAAAATGGACAAGTGTTTGGCTAAAGATCGTAATAAAGATTCTTGTAGAAATAATCAGCTTGATGAAAGTACATTTTGTAAATTTCATCAATACATGAATGATTATACGGATGAAATGTTAAATAATTTAACATTATGTTCAGGATGTAAAAAAATGCATTATATGACAGAAGGGAAACAGTGTGATAAATGTAAAAAAAGGGGAGAACAAGATAGAATAAAAAATAAAAATGATGTTATTCTGTGTATAAAAGAAGGATGTACATTTAAAAAGTCCGAAGAAAATGAATATTGTGGAAAACATCAACAAGAATATTTTAAAAAACAGACTGAATTGATTGGAAAAAAAGTTTGTACAAATTATATAAGAGGTTGCAGAGTACAATTGGAAAAAAATGATATTTACAGTAGATGTTTGGGATGTAGAAAAAAGGAACGAGTTAAAAATAATGTTCATGTAGAAAATGAAATTATTGGGAAAAATAACAACATTGACGATGAAATAATTTTAGACAATAAACCAATAAAATCTGCGAGAAATAATAAAATTAAAATTATTGATGATGACAATGCAGAAATAACGGAAGAAAATAAAATGGATAATAATGATTTAATTGATAATGAGGAAATAACAATGTTTGATTCTTCAGACATAACAATTTCTATTAATGAAAGTGAAAATTCAGATAATTTAAAAGTTGGTAAAAATATTGCGTCAATTAATAAAACTTACATAGTGCCTGAATATATTATTGGAACTACAAAATTACTTTATGAAATTATTGAGGAATTTGATAATATGGGAATTGACTATCCTATGGCAAATACATTGATGGGACACAATTATAAAGTTAATAATATAATAAAATATATTGATGCAACAAAAAAAGATGGAAAATTTAATTTGGACAAGTTGAAAGAATGTACTAATGAAAAATGTAAAAGAGAAATGCCGGAACATGCGTATATTGACAAATTTAGCAGGGTAGTAAATCAATGCCTTGTATGCAGATTACATGCTCAAATTAAATCTAAACGTCAAACTAGGATTAATTCAAAAGCGTTATGGAAAGAAGAAAATTATGATAAAGTTGCTAAATATTGGCAAGATGGTAGGGGAAGACAAATTGAAAAGAAAGGTATTGAGAAATATTTGGAGGATAATGCAAAACAAGCAAAAGCTTGGCGCGACAAAAATCCTGAAAAATGTTTAGAAGCAAATGAAAAGAAAAAATGTAATATAAAAATACATTATGATAACTATATTAGAGATGCAAATAAAAAAAATATAAAAATTGAATTGACTTTTGATGAGTTTGTGGAAATTGTAATATCTCCTTGTTATTTTTGCGGAATAATACAAGATAAGGGTTTTAATGGTATTGACAAAATGAATTACAATAAAAATTATATTAAAGAAAATAGTATTAGTTGTTGTACTATTTGTAATTTTATGAAAGGGACGCTTACACCAAATGTATTTTTAGGCAGAACTGAACATATATTGACGTATCAAGGATATATAGAAGGAAAATTACATCCTGAATATTTTCCAGATCATAATGGAAGCTCATTTAGTGAATACTATAAACGAGCAATATATAAATTAAACAAATCATTTGAATTGACACACACTGATTATTTAAATTTAATTATGAAAGATTGTTATATTTGTGGAAAACAAAGTAATAATAAACACAAAAATGGTATTGATAGAATAGATAATAACGAAGGATATACAAAAGATAATGTCAGAAGTTGTTGTGGAGAATGTAATTATTCCAAAAATGATTTAGATTTGAGTGATTACTTTAATAAATTAAATGAAATTTACAATTATCAAAAAAAGACATCAAGTATGGCAACAAAATATTTAGATGATAAATCCGTTATTTTTATTAAAGAAAAACACTTAAATAAAAAATCGAAAGAAGAAATTGCACAAAACACAAATATTAAAAAAGAAGAAAATAAAAAAAAACTAATAGAAAAATATACAAGTATTGAATATAAAGAAAGACGAGTCAGAGAACTGATTGAATTAAAAAAAAAAATAAATAATTAACACAATTAAATTTTTACACATTATTTAACTTATTATTTTTATTTAAATGTTCATATCGATGTGTTGCCCATCTATCTATCCACCATTTAAATATTTCTCCAACACTCTTTTGTGAATAATTCAGTGGATTTGGAATTTCATTTAGGTTTGCACATAAATAATCTTTAGATTTTGAACAAGTAAAACCAAAATAAATTCCCTTCGGATTTGCCGTTAAAATATCATCTTTTGAAATATTTAGTTTGTCAAATGTTTTATGTAAAATTATAAATTTTTTGTTATAATTTAATTTATGATCTGAATCACTTTTTAAATAATCGTTACATAATTTTGTAACTTCCGCCGGAACACCATGTGAAGTATTTCCCTTTGTATAACCCACAAATTTTAAACATTTTAGTCTGTCATACTGAACTGATTTTCCATATAGAGATGTTGTTGTTATTCCTAATAAATGATCATTATATTTTTTATTAAAATATTCTAAAACTTCTTTAGAAAATACCAAACTAGTTAATAACTTGCCCCCATTAAAATTAAATCCAAATGGCTGTAGTGGTACACAAGTACTCATGTTCATTAAATGGTGAATTTTTTGTTTATCTTTATGAGACCATCCTATATACCTATCTCTATCTTCGTAATTATAATTATCACTTGTTAATGACAATATTCCCAAATATTTATCAGTAATTGAATCTTTCACTAAAATATAAATTTGTCTTCCCAACATTTTTGAATTTTCATATATTTTTAAACTCGATACTGTTCTCCGATAATAATTCCATATATCTTTTTGCTTCTCATTTTCTACAAATTCTAAATGAATTTGTATTTTTATTATATCTTCGATATTCGTACTTTTATAAAGCATATTTTCGTAATACTCGGGTTTTTTTTTAAATTTTTCAATTTCAAGAGGTTTTATATTTTTACATAGTTCTACTATTTTATTTTTTAATGTTTCATTTTCATGCTTAATATTTTTAATTTTATAATCGTAAATTTTTTTTAGTTTATTAATGAAATCGGTATGCGATAAATTTTTTTTCATAAAATTACAGGTGGTGCAGCACGGTTCTATATTTCCCAAAATATATTCTTTTTCTGGATTAATCATAGATATTCCATTTGCTCCTGATGGAAAATTATTGCAATATATACACATTTTGTTTAATATTTTACCATATAACACTTCGCCAATATCAAAAGTTATATTTCCTTCTTCACATTTTTTCTTAAATTGTAAATATTCAATTTTTACATTGGATTTGAAATTTGCGTTGTGTAGTTCATCAATTTCATCATCAATCAATAAATTATTAATAAGTATTATTTTTATTTTCTCCATAAGTAAAACTGTACTATCGTCGTTTTTAATATTGGCACAAGTTTGACAACATGTCATACAATTTGTTTTTACATATGATTTATTATTATCTATTCTTATTATTTCGTTTAAATGAAATAATTCACTACAGAAATCGCAATTACTTTCAACCATTAATTTAAATTCATCACTAGATATTTCCCATTCTATATCATTGTCCAGCGCGTTCTTTTTATATTTTTTGAATTTTTTCTCAAGATCACTTTTACCATATTTTTTATTCATGCATTTTTTATAAATTTCGTAACATTTTGGACATTTATCATTTATAAATTTTATTTTTTCACCCAGAGTATTACACATTTCACACATTTTATTAATATTATTTTCTTTATTGTATTCTTCGGCCGTAGATTTTTTTTTATGATAATTATCTCTTTTATTATTATTTTTAATTTCTTTGCAATGATTGCAAGATTTTTCGTGTAATTTAATAATATTAAAACATCCCTTCACCCAATTATAACATACATTTTTTCCAGAATTTGTTATACCTTTCCATTTTTTATAACTTTGGTGTTTTTCGCAATAATCGTCATTATCATTTGGTTCAAATGTACATTTTGTGTTGTTTTGTGTAATTCCCAAACATTGTTTTTTTTCTTCTTTATCCTCTAACAATTTATGTTTTTCATATCTATTTCTACATGTAAAACATTGTTTATAATCTCCATCTTTTTTAAACATATTTTTACAACCAGAACATTTGCATAAAGTAGCTATATCATCTTTATTATAAACTCCTTCGTAAATTGAATGTCTCTTACAATAATTTTTATCTGCAGATAAAGAATTCCAAGGACAAGGATCTCCTTTTTTATTTATCCAATAACATTTATGTTCTAATTGTTCAATAACATTTGTATTTTTTTCGTTAGCTTCATCGATAATATCATCTTTAATAATTTTAATCTTATTACGTCTTTTCATAATATTCATAATAATGTACTATACTACTTACAATAAATTACTTTTTATGTTTCATTTTTTTTATATAATAAATAAGAATATCTTATTTACTTAATAGTAAAAAATAGACCATAACACATGTAATTTTAAATATAAAGTAAGATGTATTATGAACCTAATTTGAGTACGCAAGGCCTCCCCCTGTTCTCCTTAATTCGTTTTACATTAAAGTTATAAACGATTATATTTGGTCTTAATTTTAGAGAAACGGAAGTAAATTATTTATTTTTGCATCATGAAATTCATATTTTTTCAAATACGTGTGGACTATACCTTAAGTCAGTTCTTAACGAACCAACCCAAAACCATCTAGTCTCTGAACCTTATTCCGAGTATTTATTTTTAATCATTTGGAATCTTGGCTGCGGATTGTCCAATCTTTGAAGTTATTACTATTGGGTACGGCAATTAACCGTGTTCCTCAAATATATTGCTATAAGTGAGTAGTATTCAAAGCTTAAGGAGTTTCCCGCAATTTGATTTTGTTGCTTGACAATAAGATTTTTATTGCAAACTAGCCAGTTATATATATTGCACAATTCGCGTATGAAATTATACAATATCCAGAGTTTACACCATTTTTCTAATAAAGTATTTCTGGAAACTTTATTAGTGGCTGACTGTTGGGCACAGGAGGAATTTGAAATTCTATTTATGCCGCTCATTATACGGAGGACGTTATAATTTGTATCATAGATGTAGCACTCAGAGCTGGGACCAACAATAGAAAGAGCCGGGGGATTTCTTGAAGGATCAGCATAGGGAGTATCAGTCCATAAATGTAAGATGACAGTTGTATTATCTATACGTGATAAGTTGCACGTCCCAGATGGTTGATGCTGTTCAGGGTGTAAAGCAAATGAGTAGACGTTAACACCGTTTGCTGGAGTGGAGCTGTGGTAATCGTAAGTTTGGATTAAGTTAAAGTAAGCGCCTTCTCTCATGTCAAATCTATCGTGACCGTTCAATTGAATGAGACCGGTTTTGACTGGGTTATATTTGTTGTTGATGAGTAAACCAGTGACAGTTGGTAAGCTGGCCCAGATGTCCATATCAGAGAAGCTGTTTCCTGATGATTTGGCAGAGTATCTGTTATCAGTCCAGTTAGCAACAGGGACAGACACATCACGAACTGTAATAGATTGTTCCCATGGTTTGACTTGATAGGTCAAAGTGCCTAATTTACCAGTACCGTCTTGGTTAACTACATTGTAATAAATGATGACAGCGAATTTAGTAACATAGTCACCCAAGTTGTAGCTGGGGAATTGAGGGTTGGTGAAAACATCACGTCTAAATTTGAAGTTCACATTGGAAGCATCAGCAGTGGGGTTGACTTGGTTGAATAATTCCTTGGCATAGAACGAAGGAGTATTGGAGTCATCAACACCTTGACCGGCTTGGTAGGTGAAAACAGAGAATTTAGATTGATTTCTGGTGTTTGTGTTTACTGGGTTAACGGTGTTCCATTGATCGTAGTTGACAGACGAAATGTTAACTTCAGGGAAGTTAGCGGGGGTAGGAACAGGGATTAAGGAAGTGTCAGCGACAGTCACAGAGCCTGAAATAATATTTTCAGCAGCGTAAACTAAAGCAAGAGTCCAGTCATCAGAGTTGGAATAGCAAAGGAAGGGAGAGTTCATGCTGATGTAGTCACCAGATTTAATGTCCCAAATTAATTCCTTGGTTGGATGGTTGAAGCCAAGTTTAATACGGAGAGGGTTGTTGACGACAGCCTCTTCACCAGTGTACTGAAGTTGGTTAATCAAGTATTCGTGACCAACTTGAGCGAATCTTCTTCTTTCTTCAGTATCAATGTAAACATAATCAACTAATAAAGAAGCATCGTTCATCACACCAATACCATTTCCTAATTTGGAAAGGTTTAAGTTGTTGGAGTAAACAATTAAGTCATTGAATGAGTTAAATTGAATCCAAAGTCTGACTTCGTGGTATTGAAGAGCAATCAATGGTAAAGCAAGACCAGTGTTGGTGTTGCACCAGAAGACTAAGGGAACAAACAAAATATAGTTTTGTGTAAAGTTGCCTTGAGCGTCTGGGGATCTTAAGGCTGTTAATTCATCAACGTTACCGATTAACGCTCTGTAGGCGGGTTCAGTATTGACGTCTTTGGTTAAATCGTGCCATGTGGCCATCCAGTGACCATAATGTTTATCGATTTGAGAACCACCAATTTCGAATTGGATGTAATCAATGATAAAGTGTCCGACTTCTCTGACCCAAGCGAATAAATATTTGGATCTTTCTAATTCGGATTGAGGATAGTTTGTCATTGAAACTTGACCTAATTCGATTCTTAAGTACATTCTTGTGACTAAATCACCGTTTCTGGTAATTGTAACAGTTACTCTTTTACCGAAATCGGCAGTACCGTTGAGGGTTAATTCAACAGTTTCAATCGCGAAGTTTGTATATCTTCTATACACGACTTTGAAAACGCTAGTACCCCAAAGTTTCCAGTGGGGGCTAGACTATACCTTAAGCAAAATACACTTAAATATTTGTTATTATTAAAAAAAATGTGTATTTTACCCACTACCATCTAGTCGTTGAACTGCGTCCATGTTATAAAGAATTTAACTCAGTTAAATAGTTAAATGCTAACTTATATTTTTCTTCAAGAGAAATTTTCTTACTTGTAAATAATTTATTTTTTCCTTTTGGATGATTTGATATTCCATATCCTTCATCTTGATAATTAAGTGGTCTTGGTTTTAAATATACCATGTACATTGGCAAATTGTCTTGTTTATGAGATTTACTTAAGTTTAATTTATGTTCATAAGTAAGTTCTTTTCCGTAAAAATGATGTTTTTCTCCCAATTTGGATTGTCTTATTTTTTCTTTTGTTTCATCATTTCTTGGTTTTCCAAAATTAGGATTTTTTTCTCCTAATTTTGATTGTCTCATTCTTTCTCGACTTTCTTCACAATGTTTTTTGCCTTTATTGCCACCAGTTTGAATATTATATCCATTCGGATATAGAGAATTATATTGTTTAATATATTCTCTTTCAAGTTCGTCTAATTTGTCGTTTTCTACTTCAACAATTATCGAAGTCTCAAAATTTTCTGGTGAGTATTTTATAATGGCATTATTAAGTATTCTACATTTGTCTGCGAGAGTACGATGTTCATACCATCTCTTCTCAAATGTTCTTATAGTTTGACCAACATAGCATTTATTATTTATTTTATTTTTTAGTAAGTAAATTATTCCCATTAATAATATAAATTATTATTTGTTTATATTTTGATAATTATCAAAATATATTTCAATTTTTCTTTATAATTTAGGATTTGGCTGCTGATTGCCCATTTAGGATAGTCTTATCCATATCTTCCATATTATTACCATACCCAAGTTTTTTCTCTTGGCCACCACTGTATTTCTACAATAGCTTGGTAATGGAAGCTTTAGGGGTTTCCAGCATTTTGATAGTGTCGCAAACTGTAAAATTATTAATAATATAATAAAAATTATAGTAAAAATATTTATTTTTTACAGTTCACTAGCAATTGTTTATCACTTAAAGTGATATGGAAAACTTAAGGGTTTATCTTGTACATATCCATATAGTACAAGCCTATTGCTTTTCAACTCTTTATTCAAAAGTAATTTGTGGATTTCCAGTAAGGTACACGTCTTGTGCACCATAAGCTACTAATTGCATTAAGCCACCGCCCATAGTTATTTATATATTATTGGTTTAGAAAAAAAATTTTTAAAATTTTAATTCAAAAAATAATTATTTTATATTTAAATCTATATTAAAATAATTTTTAATTTAAAAGAACCTATATTATTTGTTACTATATATGAGTTCGCAATTCAAGTTTAAGCCAGACAAGATTAAGTATCTAAGCACCATAGATACTCTTGACAGTTCACATAAAAAAATTATTAACGGAATAAACAAAAAAAGGGATGACATGCCCAAAAAGGAAAAAAGATTATTGAAATTAAAAAATGAGTTGGAATTATTAGATTCCAATAATTCAGAAATTCACAATTATATAATGATTCGTACAAAACTGATTGATGAAATTAATAATCTTACAGAAGAAATTGATAAAATAGAAAATTATGAAGATGAATTAGATTATTATGAAAAAACGCATGAAATATTATTTAATTATTATGATATTATTGATGGACACAAAATTGTTTCAAATGATATTAATAATAATTCTATTAATAATATTAATCAAAATAATATTAATCAAAATAACATTAATCAAAATAATTCTGACTCACATAATTTTAATCAATTTGAAATCTCTGATATTAATCCCAACCTAAAAACTAGTTTAAATTTACAAAATTCCGATATTAAAACTGACATTAAAACTGACATTAAAAATAACAATAAACTTGATATTAAAACTGATACTAAAAGCGATAATAAGCATGAGCTATATTCTGACATAAAAATCGATTCTAATCAAAATATTTTGAATAATCCAAAAAATAATGATTGGGAAATGGACGGTATTGAAATATTCAAAAAGACAACGACACTTGACAAATTAGATATATTGAATCAAATGTCTAAAATGAAAAGAAAAGAAAAGAAAACTACACGTAAACGTGTAAAAAATGTTGAATCGTTGGTTCGTGATAGTAACAATATTTTTGACTATTTGGAGGGAAAAGTAAATTCTAATAATATCGATACTAACAATAACTCAAAAAAATCTAATTCATCAACAAGCACAAATGACAATACTAATCTTAATAATAACATTGATACAGATAAAACAAATAGCGTAAACAATATTTACAATCTCAATATAAAAAATAATATTACAATAAACAACAATATAATAATAAATAATTTTAGTGATGAAAGTCAAGAGAAAAATAAAATGAATCTTAAATACGACAGAGCAAGTTTATTCGAAGAATATAAAATTTTGTTGGAAGGATACCCCACACAAAAAAAAAGTAATAAACCATGTATGACTTGTGGACCACTCATTAACAAAGTATTGATTTATTCTGAAGGAATTTATGTGTGTCTTATATGTGGTGAAGTAGAAAAATGTATTATAGAAAATGAAATTACAAATTACAAGGATCCAATGGTCGAAAAACCGACATTTCCTTACAAACGAAAAAATCATTTTTGCGAGTGGATAAATTTAATTTATACCCACAGTATTATGAATATTATGACACAATGTGTTTTGATATAAAAATAACTGTGAATAATAAAGACGTCAACTGCTCGTAAGAGTAGATATTAAAAATATCTGCTAATCTTCATTGTTACTTTCAGTAACAGTTTAATAATGTGATGCATTATAAGGTGATGTTTAACATTACTTTCAATCTTTGATTGGAAACTTGAATTTATTTCAGGTGAAGGTGACATGTCCAAATTGCGGGAACATCCATATAAATTTCAATTACCATCTTATTCAGGTGACTGGATGAGAGAACACGGTTAATAGCCGTAGATAGTTATCATAAATAAGGTTAGATAAGGTAAAAATATTGAGATTATTATTGCTGGACAATCCGCAGCCAAGTTTCAAAATGTATATTTTGAAAAAGGTTCAGAGACTAGATGGATGTGGGCTTTAAAAAATGCTTAAGGTATAGTCCAAAAATGGGTTGAGTCAATTTCAAGCAAAGGAATCAACAGAAATTGATGAAGATATTATCAATTTGATAAAGGGAGAATTAAAGAAACAAAGGATTAAAAATATAGAAAGAATGGAACTTTCCAAAATAAAAACAATTTTAAAAAAGTTAAAATTAAACGATTATTACGAACATATTCCGTATATAAAATCGCAAATAACGGGAAAACCTGCGCCGACTATTAATAGAGAAACTGAGGATAAATTAAAGAAAATGTTCGATCAAATTCAAGAACCATTCGACAGACATTGTCCGCCAGACAGAATAAATTTTTTATCTTATTCATATGTTTTGCACAAATTTTGCCAGTTGTTGGAACTTGACGATTTTATCAAGTGTTTTCCGCTACTCAAGTCAAGACAAAAACTTAGAAACCAAGACCAAATTTGGAAAGGTATTTGTCAGGATCTTAAATGGCAATTTTATCCTAGTGTATAAATTTTTATATTTTATAATATTTGAAATACGTGTTAGTATTATAAAACCACACTTTTCACAAAAATCATCTTTAAATTAATAATTTAAAAATTAACCGTGTTATTGTAGTAAAATGAACGTTCAAAATCCGGGAAATTATAGTTATAAAGCAGTAAATCATTTTTTAGAAAAAATATCGGAATATAAAACTGAAAAAAATATTAACATTGACAAAAACCTTGAAAAAAAATTATTGAGAATGTTTGAACAAACCAGAGTATCATTTCACTTAACAATGTGTCAACGTGGTATGGGAGCAACTAATTTTTTTAGCTATAGTTATGTTTTATATAATTTTTTTCAACTTTTGGACCTAGACGATTTAGCCAAATGTGTTCCATTACTAAAGTCAAAATTAAAAATAATACATATGGACGAAATGTGGAAATATGTTTGTCAAGACTTGAGATGGAATTTTATTTCAACTATATAATTATTTTATGCGAATTGTTAAATGACTTGCCATAACACATTGGAATAAAACATCAAAGTATTTATTTTTGAAAAACTATTTTATAAAGATATATTATAAAATGAGTTCAGTCAATAACGAAACTGGCGGTGAAACCAACGAAAATTTAAAAAAAATTATAAAAGAAAACAATTATTTGTTGGATTATAAAAATTATTATTTATCCAGAATGATTAAATTTTTAATAAATTTCATTTTGACTTATTGTTTTTTAGAGTTTTTACTCACTAATAATGATAATTTATCAAAAATTCAATTTATATTATTAATTTGTACATTCAGTTCTGTGTTGTTATATATTTTGGATTCTAATTTTCCATCTTGTTCTATATCTTTTTAAGGTGGGCAAAAAAACATATACATTTTTAATTTTAATTCTACAATAAAGTTTTTCTGTTGTTGATTATGAATTTAACTGATTAAAATGATTTAAATAATATTTAATTAATGCTTATTATATAATGAGTTCAGAAAATCAACCAAAAGAAGAATTTCCTAAGGAAGACTACCTAGACGAAGATAAACCACTTAGACATTCAGTAAAAAAACAAAACTGGTGTGTTATTTCAATGTTGACACCAAACTGTTTTCCAGAAAATAAAAGAGAAGAATATAAAGATCAGAAAATCTTGGGTATTAAGTTTAGAGGCGTTTACGAAGAATATGCAGAGGCTGCAGCAAGAGCGGAACAACTACAAAAAATAGATAAATTTCATCATGTGTTTGTTGGTGAAGTTGGAAAATGGTTACCATTTGATGTGGATGTTTCAAATATGGGTTCAGAAGACCAAGTATACAGAGAAAAATCATTGAACAAATATATGAAATCTTACAAAGAAGCATTACACGAAGAAGAAGTCGATGAAAAGGAAAGAAAAGCAGAAATGTTACAAGGCGCGAACGTAGTCACTGGAAAACACAGTGCACCAATTAACCCAGAGTTGGGCGTTGTGGCACAAACTACAGTTCCACAGGCTGTAGATACCACAAGCAATGTAGCTTCCTCCACTGATAATTCAACAAATGTTGTTGCCGAAGTAAGTGGAAACACAAAAGCGACAGATGAGACTACCAAAGAACTTGAGCAAAATGAAAGTGAAAAGAAGAAATTACAAGAACAATTGGACAATACAAAAGCTTCTTTGGTAGGACTAGAAGATAAATTAAGTGCAATTAATGAATTGTATGCAAAATTAAAATCTAATTAAGATACTGAAAAATAACTGCGTAGTCAATTTTTATACAATCTATGAGAAATAAGTAAAAAAGTATATAAGAAGCCTTATTATACTTAATTATACTCTATTATAACAATGATTACTTAATGTTATTACTATAATAAATGGCAATAATAATAT